CACTTGATGGTCATGTTTATGATATTGATGATCCTGATAAGGTAGTTCCACCAGAAAATCATACTTCATGTCGTTGTTGTCTTATAAATATGCCTAGTGAGGACTGGAAACCATCAAAAAGACTTGATAATGAAAGTAGAGAATTAATAGACTATCAAGATTATGATTCTTGGGCAAAAGAAAAGGGAATAGATTAAAACAAGTCTTAGAAATAAGGCTTTTTTATTATACAAAAAAATAAATGCACTTTATGGACTAAGGTACATAAAGGGCGAAAAGGAGAGAGATATTTCAATGGCAGTAGAAAATTTTAAAGAGATAACAGATTATTTTGAAGCAAACAAAGATAGTGAAGATGTTAAAAATTATGTTGGGGGTTTAGTTACACCTGATAGAGTTGAGAACTTCTTGAATACAGATGATGGTAAAAAGCTATTACAGCCTAAACTAGACACAAACTTTAATAAGGGTTTAGATACTTGGAAAACAAATAATCTTAAAAAACTTATTGATGATGCAGTTACTAAATCTAATCCACAGGAAACAGCAGAACAAAAACAAATTAGAGAACTTACTGAGAGAATTAATAAGTCTGAAAAAGAAAAGGCTCATGAAACACTAAGAAATAAGGCTCTTAAAATGGCTACAGATAAGAAGTTACCTTCTGAATTAGTCGATTATTTTATTGGAGAAGATGAAGAAACAACAACCAAGAATCTGGAAAGCTTAGAGAATGTTTTAAATACTAAGGTTAATGCTCTAGCAGAAGAAAGATTAAAGGGTGGATATAAACCACCTAAAAATACTAATACAAATTTAACAGCTGAAGAACAAGTAAAAGCTGAAATTAATAAAATATTTGGTATTAAATAATGACTTTTTGTAATTGTAGTCTTTAAAGAACAAGAAATAAAAAATAAATTTATATAAGAAAGAGGTAATTTAAATTATGGCAAATACAATAGAATACGCAAGTTTATTTCAAAATGCATTAGATGCTCAAGCAGTGGCAGGTGCTACAAGTGGTTGGATGGAAGCAAATGCAGGACAAGTTATATATAAGGGTGGAAAAGAGATAAAGATACCTAAAATTTCTATGAGTGGTTTAGGAAATTATGATAGATCAGCAGGTTTTGTATCAGGGGATGTTACTCTTGAATATGAAACTAAAACTATGACTATGGATAGAGGTAGATCCTTCTCAATTGATGAGAATGATGTGGATGAATCTAATTTTGTAGCAACTGCATCTAACGTTATGTCTCAATTCCAGAGAACACAAGTTATTCCTGAGATAGATGCTTACAGATACAGCAAAATAGCATCTTTAGCAATAGCAGGCAGTAGAGCAAGTGGAGGTTATTTACCAGCAGCATCCGATATACTTTCTAAATTGAAAGCTGATATTGCAGCAGTAAAGGATGTTGTAGGAGATATTCCACTTATTATAACAATGAGTGCTATTACTAAAAATATCCTTGAAAATTCTACTGAAATTACTAAACAGCTTCAAGTTACTGATTTTGCGAGTGGTGCTTATTCTACTAAAGTAACAATGATTGATGACAACTTAATTGTTGCAGTACCTTCTTTAAGATTAAAGACAGCTTATGTATTCCAAGATGGTAAAACAGCGGGACAAACATCCGGTGGTTTTGTAGCTGATGCCAATGCTAAAAATATTAATTGGTTAATATGCTCACAGACTTGCCCTATAGCAGTAAGTAAGACAGATAATATAAGAATATTTGATCCAGAGACTAATCAGAGTGCAAGAGCATATAAATTAGACTATAGAAAGTATCATGATCTTTGGATTCCAGACAATATGTTAGCACATTGTTTTGCAAATATTAAAGAAGCTTTAGCTTAATATTAGGGGTGATTATATATGAAGCTTAAAAATTTAAATGTTGTGAGAATAAGTGAAGATGAAAAAATCATAAAAGATTTAATTTCAAAAGGTTTTAAAGAAATTAAGGAAGTTGTTAAAAAAGTTGAAGATAAAACTAAGGATAAGGATAAATAAAAGCCTTATCCTTTTTAAATAGGAGGTAAGTCTTATGGCAATTTTAGATGATGCAAAAATTATATTAAATGTTAGCAACCAAGATGCTCTTATAAGTATTTATTTAAGGCAAGGTTCTACTTTAATTAAGAATTATTTAAAGATTGATAATTTAGATGTAGAAGCTACTTATCTTGATGCATTACTACAATATATAGTTGAAGCTTTTAGGAAACATGGTCTTGAGGGAACTAAACAATTTAGCCAAGGTTCTAGAAGTGGTACTTTTACTGATGGACTATCTTCTGATGTAAAAGTATTACTACCACTACCTAGAATTAAATTGATGGGATAGGTGATAGGATGTTAGCTAATACAACATATGCCCTATGGAATAAAGGACAAGGCTCTATTAATAGCCATGGTGATTATGTTACTACAGATATATTTATAAAAAATATAGATTTGGACAAACAACCTTATAATAAAGAATTACTGTTAAAGACATATGGGTATGATTTAGATGTTACAAACCGATTATTCTATGAGTATTTTGGAGTAGATGAAGATATTAAAATTAATTCTATACTTAAAACTACAGATGATACAGAAGAATATGAGATAAGAAAATTTATTCGATGGGATACTTATACAGAGATATTTGTATATCAAATAAAATAGAAAGGATGGTGATATAATGTCATCTACTTTTAAAGATTATAGTTCAGAAGTAAAAGCGGCTATTAATGCAAGTAAAAAAGAAATATGCAACGCATGGGGCACAGTTTTAGTTGCTGAATATCAATCAAGAACACCAGTTGTAAGTGGAAATATGAGAAGGTCAGAAACCTTTGATACCCTTGATAATAATAGTGGTATTAGAATAGGAACAACGCCTGAAGCGTATTACTCCGAATGAGTAGAAAATGGAAGTTCTAAGCAAAAGGCACAGCATATATTACAAAATACTATTAATGATAGTTCAAGTAAAATAACTGAAATAGCAGATAAAATTATAACATCTAAAATGGGTGTTTAAAAATGCTTAATATGTATGATTATTTAATCGAACAAATACAGCCTATTGTTACATGCTATACAGACGAATATCCACAAGATAAGGAAAGTGCAGAAAATGGAGCCAAAGTATATCCATATGCTACAGTTTTAATGTACAGTGCCATTCCCAATAATGAATATTCTAATAATAACTTAGTGTACATAGATATATGGACCAATAAGCATGGAGTAGAAGAAGTTGAGACTTTAACGGATGCTATATATAAGAAATTAAATAAAATAACAATAATAAAAGACGATATGTTTATACAAATAAGTAGGTATAACCCATGTCGTCTTAATTTAAATGATCCAGACGTTAATTTAAAAAGACGTCAGCTAAGATTTTTAGTTAAAACTTATGAAAGAGATCAATAAAAAAATAGAAAGGCAGGTAATAAATATATGAATAATACAAAAACAGTTGGTTTTACACCCAATACACCTAATAATTTATTAATAGATGCTGGGGCATTATATAAAAATTATGGTACAGATCAAGAAGCTTTAATTGGTGCTACAGCAGGTGGGAATACGTTTACAGTAAAAAGTAACACCCGTCAAATTAAGGTGGATGGAATTAAAGGCGATATGAAGTATGGAGAGTTTGTTACGAATACAACAGTAACTTTGGCAACAAATTTATTGGAAGTTACAGCAGAAATATTAACATTATTATTGAGAGGAACAATAGACACCGACTCTGATGCAAGTTACGATATTATAACAGGTAAAACTAGCATAGATGAATCGGATTATTTAGAAAATCTAGCATTAGTGGGAAAAATAAGTGGCAGTAATTTACCAGTTATTATAATTCTAAAGAACGCAGCAAATACAGATGGTTTGAAATGAAATACAAAGGACGATAATGATAACGTTTTAGCATGTACATTTACAGCTTATATAGATCCTTATGCTATAGATGAATTACCATTTGAAATTAGGTTCCCGAAAGCAAATGTATCAACTATATTCACATTAAGCCAAACACCTATTATATCTAATAATAAGGTATTATTAACATTTACAGATACAGTAACCACTCCAGTGCCAAAAAATGGATTTACTGTTACAGTAAAAGGTACAACAGGTGTTACAACAGATATTATTACAGATGCAGAAATAGGGGTTAATAACCAAAATACAATAGAATTAACATTAACCACAGCACCAACAAGTGGTCAAATCGTTACAGTGGCATATAATAAAGATACAAATATGCTTAATAATGTTAAATCTACAAACGGATTGTATTTAAATTCAATTCCAACAATGAATGTAACAAACAACTAATTATAAGTACCTTTCAATAGGTGCTTTTTTACGTTAGAAAATTAAATAAAAATAAATAAATATAAGAAAGAGGTAATAATAATATGAGAAAATTACAATTTGGAGATCTATTTACATTAACTAGAATTATTAAAAAAATGAATATAAAGGCAGAAATAAAAGAATTAATAACAGATATATCAAACAAAACTCCTAAAGAAAAAGAAGAAGCACAGCAAAATCTACAAGTAGAATTAACAATGTTATTTGTAGAACATTTAGGAGACGCACAACAAGAAATATATAAATTATTTGCTGATATAAGTAGCCAGTCTATAAGTGAAGTAGAAAACATGGAATTAAAAGATGTTATGGAGATAGTAAATTCAATATTTAATGATGACCAATTCTCAGGTTTTTTCGGACAGGCACTGAACTCTGCAAAATAATTCAATTTGCACATAGTATAGTGCCTGAAGATTTTGATGAATATGAATGCATGGATACGATTTTAAGTAGATACAATAATATTGATTATGTAATGAATTTAAGATTTTTTGATGGAATTAAATTAATTGGAAAGATGAATATAAAGATTGCTGAAGATAGACTCTTTGAACAATGAAATATAGAGCATATTTACATGGATGAAAATAATTATATAAGTTTTGAAGATTATAAAAATAAAGCATTCAAAAATACAAATACAGACATAAAAAGTGCTAAAAAAATAACGAAAGAAGAAGCATTGGCAGAAGCTGAAAAAATACGAAGATTAGATAACTTAAATAGAAATAATCAAAAAGGGGGTGATTAACGGATGAAATTATTTAGTATATTTGGAGAATTATTACTAAAAGATAATGCAAGTACAGAACTTGATAAAGCAGGAGAAAAAGCAAAAGGGTTATCAGGAATATTTGAGAGTTCTTTTGGAAAAATAGGTAGTCTTGCTCTTAAATTAGGTGCTGTATTAGGTGTGGGTTTTGGGTTTAAATCCTTAATAGATCAGGGATATAAACTGGCTGAAAGTGCTAGCAATTTATCGGAAGCACAGAATGTAGTCCAACAGACATATAAGAATAGTGCAAAATCTATTGAAGATTGGACACAAACAACAGCTAAAAGTGCTGGAATATCCCAGACAGCTAGTACACAGTGGGTTGGATTTATGGGTGCTATGCTTAAATCTAGTGGAGTTACAGAACAAAAAGCTGGGGATATGTCCAAGAAACTTGTACAACTAACTGGAGACATGAGTTCTTTTTAT